CTGAGATGTAGCAATCTTTATTGGAGAAATCGGCAGGGTCGCCACTACTCCAGCATTGACTGCTGTCGTCATATAAAACAAAGATGGTATCTGGGCATATTCAACAACTTTCATGTCTGAATTGGGCATATCCATATCTTTCGCTACTGAGTAAGCTGGAAACTGTGAGAGCGGTTCACAATAATCCACTCCTGTTAACATTGTGTGACCTCGCATGCGGCGAGTAGCAACAAACGTAACTGACTGATCAGTTGAAGGTTTGTCCAAATTATCAAACAATGAAGCACCTAATTTTAGGAGTGGTGTCATGAGAGGAACGCTGTTCGTGATTGGTGAAATCGCGTCTACAACGCTCGCCGCTGAAAGGCCTTTCTTGTCTTTGGTCTGTGCCTCTTTGTTCTGTTTATGTTTATTCTGTCCCGACGACTGACTCTGCATCACTTTCCGTGAGGAATTTGATTTATTGGGAATCGGTGGTGGTACTGGAATGTACGCATATAGTTGTGGATTCATCATCTGAAGGAAAATGGATACCGCAACAGTATCTGTTACAGAACTTGAGGAAGTTAAGAGAGGATTAAGCACCCGCACACTGAATTTTGGTGTATCGACCAATGAAGTGTAGTTCAACAAATCTATATGAGGTTTATGTGATATATAAGGAATCTCTATTTCAGCAGAGTCCTGTAAAGAAGCAGACAAAATGACTGGTCTGCACATCATAAACTCAAAGGGAGATGAGTATACAACAACAGCATTCATAGGCGGTTGCCAATACGCCGCTAAAGTTCCTTGATGGTATGGAGTGGAATTCACCCTGACGGTGATCTTCCAACTACATCTCAAATAACGGTACAAAGGAGGGATCGTATCCAAATCTCCAAGCACTTTTTGAACTGTTAACGACGAGTTGACAAGGGCCAATAAGGGGTCCATAGCAACAATCGATGTGCTAGCGCTGGTCCAGCTGTACGTCCCGACTAATACATTCCTAGTTATTATACCTGTTGGGGTCTCATTAGGCATAGGATTAACTTTGGAATATAAAGTTACGAGATCGTTTTTAGTAGTCTGGCTAACGACATTGCTGGCGTCTTCGAATTTGACCTGACTATCCTGAGTCGAGATGTTCTCGTCAGTTGCTTGTGTTAAGACTCTATCGACGGAGTCTGTGTTTTCTTGGGTATTGAGTTGAGCTGCTCTATTTGCCTATATCCTCTAGCGAGCAAACTAAAGGGGAGGTGAGGTGTCGGTGTGAGCAACACGAGGAAGCAATACTCTGCTAGTTGACTTTAGCTGAGTAAGATCTATCGTTCGTGAGTGTTAAATCTCCAATCGGGTTGGAG